CGGGGCCAACAGGACCAACGGGGCCAACAGGACCAGCAGGACCAACGGGGCCAACAGGACCAACGGGGCCAACAGGACCAACGGGGCCAACAGGACCAACGGGGCCAACAGGACCAGCAGGACCAACGGGGCCAACAGGACCAACAGGATCAACAGGACCAACGGGGCCAACAGGATCAACTTTTATGACAAATCCTACTATTTTTGTATTTGGTATTTTGAATTCAACCGGTGAGATATCCACAGGAGATTCCGATGCGGTGCTTGCATCGTATCCATTCGGATTTACGGGGGGAGCTACAACAACTCCAACACTTGTAGTTGGAGGATTAGGATTTAGTGGGAATTCCCCGAGTAATAATGATTATAGTATTTGGATAAATAATGATACAGGTGTTATGTTGAAGGCGCGAGTTTTAAGTTTTATTAGAAGTACTGGTCCTGGTAGTAATTGTAGAAGCCTTCTTGGTATTGACCTTATACCGTCCGGCACGATAACCGAGTGTCCGTGTATCGTAGCGGGCAACAGGAGTGATCTTACGATATGTTTCGGTGTTTGGATGTAGGTAAAAGTAGTCTATTTTATTGTAATGTTATAACCACTTGATAGTTATAACTTGTATTTTCAGGAAACGTTTCCTGAACGTTTCGGACTTTATCTTTGCCCGGTCTTGTTCAAACTGTCAAAAATAGTATTACTTATGTTTTACATGATGTACAGTCTTGATAATACCATAAAAGAAATAAGCTGATAATCAGAACCACTATACCTGTTGTGATCATGATTTGTTTTCTTTTTTGGTAGTCTTCCTTAGTTGAAAGGCCTGCTACACCGACCCCTGCCAGAGCGATGGGGACGGCCATACACATACCACAGAAATCTTCTCTAACTTCCATTTTGGTATAAAATGATTATTTTATAGGTACACGTCTTGACTCGATGTCTACCTCGTAATTAGTTTGGTTTCTGTTCCATATTTGTTTACTCATTAGATCCTCCCTGTGAAACTGGCTGTCTCTGATCCAACTGAGGCAGTTTTTGTTGTCCATAGCAGCCCTACAGTAATGAGGTTTGTATGAATCCATGGGGTCGATATAGTTTTCTTTCATTACCAATCCCGGTTGGACGAATATCTGAGGAATGAATGGCGTTGCGAGTTCTTTGTTGTAGTAGTATGTGTTTTGTCCTCCATGGATATCTGAATACGAGTTGTATACGTTTGGGTAGCCCGCTATATACGGGGTTTCCCATACTTGAACTTTTCCATTGAGAGGGACGTTATCTAAAGCCATGCGTTGTCCGCTATGTGCCGGGCTTACAAGACGCGGGTCTTGGCTAAGATAAGCTATTTTGTTGCATACCTGGCTCCCGTCTCGTGTGCTGCACGGGATTTCTTTGAAATCCGTGTCCCACGAGTTTAGAGCGTTGATCCTCACGTAGCCATCGGTTATGGGTTTTACGGTAATTCGTGCAGCCCTTTCATTCGATTTACTATTATTTTCACTTAGTAAATGAGTAGTCATCTTTTATTATGTATATGAGAAAACAACTAAAAAAAATCTTATTTAAGGAAAAGATGGACGATATTATGATATTAATGAATAAAGTCATCCTTGACATCCATGGGGGTTTTGACGACACTCAGTTTGGGATTTTCGATGACGACGAACAGGAGCAGCTTCTGTATATTTGGCATAACGTTGCCAAGCGCGATACCACGAAGTTTATTAATATTCTTTCTCCTGCGCAAAAGCAGCGTGTTGCGTTATGGGTATCAAATAGGACTGATTACTCGGTCGAAGAGCTCGTAAAAGCGTTGAAGAAGTTTACTAAATTCCTAGAATCCGCGAGTTATGCTAACCATGATACATATCCTAAGCCTAAACGTGTTAGGCATGGGACTGTATTTAGGAAGAAAAAAAACCTACAATAAGTCATCTCCGAGGCCGTATGGCACGGGGAGCACAATCGATGGCTTGTTGTTTCTTTCAAAAATATAATGAAGAAGATCTAGAAGATAATGATGATCTTATCCCATTATATCAATTTAATGACTAAAATATTCTTAGTCATTATAAAATTGTATTTGTTAGTAGGTATCTTGGTGGGGTATTTGATCTGGGGGAGAGAATAAAGACCCGGCGCGCTCGTGTGGTAATGAAATACGTAACTTGTATTCCCATGGGAATACAAGTTGAATTTTAATGATATAGAGATATACAACAAAAAAACAAACATGGAATCAAACAAGGAATCAAACAAACAAGATCAAGAAGAATGTTTCTTGAAGACGTTCAAAAACACCCAGAATCATTTTCTAAAACGTATTTGGAATACGTTTATTCAATTAGACACTCTTTGTTATTATAGATTATGTGATATAATAACCACATTATTTTCACTAAAAATTACGAAGATGGTGAATGAATCTTTATTATTTGTGTTTCAATCTATTATGATGGATTCATTTAAAATTTTCAGCACACCCGACTTCAAAACTTTTTATTACGATGATAGCAAATCAATACATTCCAACCTCTACAATTTCACACGTATTACTATTAAAACAACAACAACGGTGAAGGTTCCTGAAAGTAGAAATAAGTTATGCTTAGTGTTTGGGTTCATTTTCTGTATCCTCCCAGAATTTATCTTAAGGAAGATGATTTTGGGACCTTTAATGCTTATTACGTTTGGGTTTTTACTGTTGACCTCATGGGTTGGGGTGTTTATTTTTACCCCATTGCTATATATGGTGCGGTATCTCGTCAAACTGATATCCAAAATAATTATAGTCTTCATCGCAATTGTTACAACAGCCGTCCTAGCTGTAAGTGTGTTTATTATAGCAGGTATGTATTTTGTATTTATGGCTATATTCATGTTCTCCTTAGGGTTAGTAATCTTTATTATTTACCCAATCCTCTTTGGAATTCGATGTATAATCTTCAGTCTTGTTGCAATAGTATATTATATCCTTAAAATGTTATCTGTTGTTAAAACATGCTGCTTTGTCACAGAAATAGTAGTATAAAGTAACAGAAACATATATGTTTCAATCCATTCATAACCATTTGGTTACGAATATATCTGAATGAAAATTTTAGTAACAGGAGGTACCGGTTTAGTAGGAAATCCCTTTCGCATCATGTACAATCAACGGATTCCAAACGTGAGGAAATGATCCTACTTATCTAAAAACATGGCAAGGTTTTGTTTCAACGCTAATAGAGAAGACGCTAGGGACTTCCTCAAAACGTTTTACGAGAGAGTAGACGTGGAATTCGAGCTAAACCAAGTGAGTTCAAGTGAGAGCTGTATCATCCTCAAAGATAAAAGAGACAAAGATATTTTTATGAATTTGAGTGAGCGATTGTCTGGGGTGTCGGGCTTCTCGCAGCCGTCCTATGTTCCTAAATGGAAAGCTATTCGCCACAGAGGACCATTCTTCCCCCAATACGAGAAGGAACCATATATGGAGGCGTCTCTTTACGACAAGACAAGTGCTCGGAGACGTTATAAACTATCCCCAACCGAGGAAAAAGCCGCTTTCCTTTACGCGGCTTTAATTATGAATAAGGGAAACTACATCATCGATACCCAATTCAAAGACAACTTCTGGAAAGATTTTAAAGAATATTTACGACAAGATCAACCATTCATATCTTTTGACGATATAGACTGGCGTGACGTTGTAGGAAAATACAAGAAAAGAAGTAAACACGCGACAGGGAGTGAGAAAAAGTATAAACACGGGTTCGTCGAAATAGACGGCAATATGTGCACAGCGACTCCGTTCGCAGTAGACGACATGTCTGTGTTCTTTGGGGACTCGGAGAGCGATACGCGTCGCGGGCGTATCAGGCGCGCCATCACTCCTGCCGACGTGACACTTAATCTGTCTTCGAGCGCGAAGAAAGAGTTACCAAACATAGCCGAATTCAAGGAAGTCGTCTACAAACCCGGGATGAAGTGGGCGGCTAAGTGGAATCAGCCCATCACAGGAAATATCAAATACATGGATATCTTCTTCAATAACCCCACGGAAGAGGAGTTTGTTGAGAATTTCATTGAGATGTACGATAGCGACGTCGAATCAGGATCAGGAGGCGACGACTCCGACGACAACGAAAGCGAGGAAAAGGATTATGGGGAGGATGACGATGACGATGTCGATGAGGTGGACGAGGACGATTTGTTTGGGGACATTGGCGACATAAGCGATGACGAAGACGGTGGCTCCGACGCCCCCCATTTGCGCATGTCGGAGATGGAACGGCGGCGGAGGGTCGATGCATATGCAGAAAGCATCCCACGCGAGGAGCAGCTGGACTTCGGCGCTCTCGACGACCAAGAGATGGATTTGCCTCTTTCGTATATCGTGCCCCCGAAGACGCAGTGGGAGTATGTCCTGGACGCGTGTAAGTCGGGGTTCCGCGTTGTTGGCAACTTGGGGAAAGTGAGCGACGCGGTGATGCGCCTTGTGGCCGATGGGGCCGCGCTGGCAATACGAGATGGCACAGCTAATGTACTGGACATCAACAACGCGTTTGTAAGATACGCGGAGCAACGAAATGTATGAAGAATATTTGATATTTTCCGAATGGAGTTATACTTTTCTAAAAACAATGAATAATACAGGTACAATTGCGAAGAAAGCTTTTTCAAACTAAATCAAATCTATTACCTTAGGGTAACAGATATTCTGGCGTCTAATTTATGTATGATATTCTGGAATTTATTCATTCCCATTCATCATTTCAAATTGTAAAAAAATTATCTCAACTAAACAAAAGATTCATAATGGCAGATGGTTCAGAAATGTTGACATATTTGCTCTATGCAGTACTTGTAATTGTGCTTGTCGTTGCCGGTTGGTATATTGGTAATCAATGGAACTACAAGGAGGTAGGTGCTGTCGTCGGGGGTTTGGTTGGTGCGGGTGTCGTTTATTGGCACTCATCTAGTAGTGGAGGATATTCTTCATTTTGATGAGAAAATAAACTAAAATTTAAAATTTTATCTTGTATTGTTAAAATGCCACGTATACGATCAAGAAGTCGTAGCAGGTCTAGTTCCAAGTCTAGTTCCAAGTCTCGCTGCAAGAGTTACCAGTACAGAAGCCCCAGAAGCGGGCATTGCCGAAATTACGCTTCAATGAATGAGCGCGAACGCTCAATTGCCCGCCTAATCCTTGCCGGGCGCCGCAGACGATCAAGGCCCAGGTCCAGGTCTCGCTCAAGACGCCGTTATTAGTATGAAAGTAGATAAGTAAGGTAAATTTAATTTTATGTTTTATAATTTTATGTTTTATAATTTTATGTTTTGTTACCTCTAGAGGTAACAAAATAATTTGTTAATATGGGTTAAGGTTGTTAGTGATATTGAAAAACATGAAATTATCTCTTTTATCGTTTATTCTGTGTTCCTTGGTCCAAATAAGTTTTGGGTTTATTTGTAGTTTCTGCCCCGACCAATTACGCCACACCACGAAGTATATCTATGTCAACACGACCCCGTGTTTCGCGTTTGGAGACTGCATCGACAAGGGTCAGGACGACAACACCTTCTGGATCTCCCAACTCGATGCGTATTTAAGGCAATCCACAGCCTATCTCAGTCGTGCTTTAAAACGCGTTGAGAGGCGGGTTTATCATCAACGAGATGAAGGCAACGTCACTGTATTCGACGGTACAGCGGAACAGATGTGTATGCCGAGTCAGTTATTGTCCCAAAATAGCCCATATCTAAAAAAAATGCATAGTGCTTTTAGGTTGTCTGAAATGGCCCGCAAGTGTAAAATAATGACAATGGACCTCATAGCCCAAGTCCTCGCGAGACTGGAGGGTTTGTATGAAGGTATGGTTCTCAAATTAGTTAGTGATAAAGACGCATTGGATGCGGTGTGTGACGCGCGGATTGATGTCGATAGACGTGGGCGTAACTGTTCTAATTAAAATCGACCACGATCACGTTTCGGCCAATAGAGAATTCTTCTATCATTTTTTTATAATGAAGCCATATCCCGCCTCCCATCCGCGTATATGGACAGACACCCAATTTATCTGCTATCGTTACGCTAGTTTTTCAAATATTTTCTTGGGATATACTAAAATGTCTAGTGATTTAAACTTTGAGATTGAAAAACGTTTCGAGAACGGTAACGCTTACATGATCTCCGGAATCCAGATCGCGTCGGGAGCACCAACTGCTGGGCAGTTCCTGGTTTATAACGTTACAACTAATCAATGGGAATACGGAGCCGTTACTATTGGCGGAATCCCAATCCAAGCAGGAACACCGGCCGACGGACAACAACTGCAATATAATCTAGCTCAAAATCAATGGCTATTTGTTTAACATTTTCGTTCATAACCTTGGGGTTATGAAAATTAACAAATCACAGTTTCATCTAAACGAATTAACATAATTTTTTAAATTCTTTCCGATTCTGGTAAGAGAACGGAACACCAAATATAATCTCATCAAAACATCCCTCAAAATTATGTATAGCATCTTTAAAATAAGAAACAACACTTCTAGGATTCTGCTTAAATACACCACAACCCCAAGCCCCCAAAACCAAAACTTTATGACCCTTACTCGCCGCAACCCTGAGAACGTAATTACACCTCATCTTCATAATAAGCCCGACCTGCGTATCCCACGCCGGAACACGCGCCGTCACGCTCCTATTGCACGCAGCCATGGTAATGACGGCAATCTTGAAATTATCCACAACACGGCCAACATCGTTCTTCATCACAACAACATCAGGTGAATATATCAACCCGGTCGTGTATAACCCAGTGTTTGGCCGCAATTGATTATTTAACTCATATAATTTAGATTCAGTTTCTAATGACTTGAATAAACTCGTATTTCTGGCTAAACTCTCTTCTTGGGCATTTGATCCGTTCATAAAACCTCCACCAGGGTTTCTCGCAGAAGCTTGGTTGAGACATACAAGATCCTTATACCCTTCTTTATGGAGACGGATACACGTTTGCAGTGTCGTCTCGTCTACAACACTAACCCTAACGGGATTGGAATTGGGGCGTCGGTAAACGAGAGATTCCAATTCAGCTTCCAAATAAGTGACCGACTTAACTGGTTTAAAATCACTCAGTTTAGATAGCGTATCGTCTGCTATCTTTTTATAATCACTTCGATTCAAAGACATGTTTATTTTTAATTTCATGATTAAAACATAAGTCATTACATAAGTCATTACATAAGTCATTTTTACGTGATATTATTGCTCATGAAGACTCCTCGTATGTAATGTTTAGACTTATTCATATTATCTTGATAATATGAATTTTGATTAATGGTTCCGTAAAATATTTTACAATACTGGAAATCCTAGCGTGCTTATGGTTAAAATAAATAACCATAACCTCCCTTAGATATATGGTTCCTATAGTAACCCTTTTCAGGAACTACTTTCTTCCATATAACCAGCTCGCTTTCGCTTACTGGGGACCGACTGAACATTAAGCCAGCTCCGTGGGGCGCAAGCGCCTGCACGTTCCTGACCGGCGAGTGACCCAGTCTGTAGCGATCCAAAGTGGATATCTCTCGACATCCTTGAACCGACGGTCTTACCCACATCCCTTTCCAAAAGATGTGACCTTTGACCGTTTTCACTCGTCTAGCCTGTTCACGACATGACATACGTGCACACGTATTGTCGTCGCTTAGGTGGGGACTGTCGTCCCCGTACCACCACGATCCCACTCATAGAGCCCGAGATCGTGGCCGACTAGATGCTACCAGGGTATCATGTAGTTCATGATTCATTAGCAACATGCAATCATTTGAGGAACCTTAATTCCGTGTTGCATTTGCCTCGGGACCTCGCGATCCCACCCGCACCTGTTGTGGAGCGCTTTCTTTTCTCCACCTGATATTCTTATAATATTAGTATTTAATCCCACAATCACGAACTCGAATGTCTGTGCATAATCCTGGCCTGTGCCGCCAGCCCCGGTACCTCCGGCTCCGATGAGAGCCGATGCGGATGCCGCAGGCACAACGCTCACGTTGGTCAACTTACCGTAATTGGTTGAGCCGAGTGGGTCTACGTTATAGAAGGCTAGAGAGTACGAGTACAGATGGTACCCGGTTGGCTCGGGTATGCTGGGGGCCTTGTAGTAAGGTTCGATAAGCGAGTAGTAGTCTGACCCCATTTGATTGAGACGGTTAGTGTTTTCGTATGTGAAGGTGGTGTTTGCGATGGGATCGAAAGCGCCCGAGGGTTCAAACACGACCACTTGAGGTCCAGGTACTGGAGCCGCGGATGTATAGTTTGACCAGATGTTGCTGTTTGTGATGTTTCTGACGGCGAAGAAGAGGGCCTTTATTGAGTGAGAGAATCGAATGTCGTAACTGGGGCTTGGATTGGTAAGGGGGGCAAAGTTTTGTCTGGGAGCCGTTTGTACCTGTTCAATGAGGATATCCCTCGGAGCGCATGCCATACGCTTACGTTCCTCGTTGGATACGATTGAGTAGTTTGCCCATACCTGGATGTTTGTGAGTTCTGGGGCGGCGGCGATATCGGTGCCGATGACGGGCACGACGGAGGGGTTAATTCCGGCGACAGGAACGCTGTTGTCCAGGATAAGGAGTTCGTTCCAGTTGCGGAAGTTGAATGAGATTCGCATCTCGTTGTAGGGAAGAGCCGCTGTGGGAAGGGCCACACCGCTATCGCGAGTGAAGAAGAACGGTAGGGGGATATTGAGATTCTGGCTAACGAGAGGGTCTCCGACAACGTGGGGGGCGATGAGGCTGTCCACGTTCCCGATCATGTTGTCGTATCCGACACGCTTGCTGGCGCTCACGGTGAAGGCTGCCCAGAAGTCCAGGAAGTAGTTGTCGAACCGCTCGGCGACCAAGTCGTTGAAGGAGATGCAGCACTCCCTAATCAGATTGTGCATCAAATTCCTGGTCCATCTAATCCTACCAGCGGCGCCAAACTGATTGCCATTGAGCAGTGTAATCTGAGGGATAGTAAGTCGGAGCCATGACTGAAGAAGATAGTCGCCCGCTCTGGAAATGG